TCTTTTATGTTTCTGACATTACTGTGGATAAAGACGAAGTTTCTTTCACAGATACAGAGAAAGAAACACTTTTAAGTTTCCAGGAAACTATCAACACTGAGAATGAGGAGATAGTAGAACTATGGAGACAGGCTAAAAAAGCAGAGCCAGTAGCTGTAAAAGCTAGTGAGGCTAAAGCTATAGACGCAGAAATCGAGGATGATCCTATCGAAGTTCTGTCGTCATGAGTCAGGACATCCTAGAAAAAGTTAGGGTGTTTTTAGAGGCTGCATCGAAAGATGCGGTAGAGGTATCCGATGATTTGATTGATCAGTTTGGTGAAGCTTGCAAGGAATCATTTAGAAAGCAGTTCACTGACCAAAGAAAAAAAGAGTTTGGTCTTAGAGCATCAAACATCGGACGACCTTTATGTCAATTGCAGATGGAAAAGAAAGGTATAAAAGGAGAGGGGCAACCATATAATGCAAAGATGCGTAATATGTTTGGAGATTTAGTGGAGCAGCTAGCTATAATAGTAATGAAAGCATCAGGCGTTACTATACAAGCAGAACAGAAAAAGATAAAATACAAACCAACAAAAGATGTTGAAATAAATGGTGCGTTAGATGTTGAGATTAACGACAAAGTATGGGATATTAAAAGTGCATCTCCTTGGTCTTTCACAAATAAGTTTGGAGAGAATGGAGGATTTATCACAGTAGCTACTGATGATGTGTTTGGATATACAACTCAAGGTTATGTTTATGCAGAGGGAGCAAGTAAACCTTTTGGAGGATGGATAGTAATTAATAAATCTACAGGAGAATGGGCACTTACAGAGACACCTCTTGCAGATGATGAGTATAGAGAGAAAGCTTTGGATGCTGCTAAACAAAATGTAGTTGCACTTCAAAAGAATAAAAAGTTTGAAAGATGCTATGAAGATGAAGAAGAATACTTTAGAAAACAAAAGACAGGCAATAGAGTATTGAATAGCACATGCGGTTTCTGCCCCTACAAGTTTCCTTGTTGGGGAGAAAACTTGCAACTGTTACCACAACAACAGTCGCAAAGTAAAAACCCTAAATGGGTTTGGTACACTGAAGTCAGCAATCCTAGGGTAGAGGACTAATGGCATCTAGTGTACGCAGTCGAAAAGCCAAGGGGCGAAGGCTACAAAACTGGGTTAGGGACGTGCTACTAAGTACGTTCCCTAACTTAAAAAAAGATGAAGATGTTTGGTGTGCTATTATGGGCGAATCAGGTGTTGACGTTAAGTTATCCAGGTTTGCACAAGGATTATTTCCTTACTCTATTGAGTGTAAAAACAAAGAGACATGGAAAGGACTATATGATGCGTACGACCAAGCAATATCTAATGCTAACCTAGAGCCTGTTGTGGTACTAAAAATGAATAAAAGAGATCCTTTGATTGTACTTGACTTTAAGAAGTTTGTAAGTATAATAAAAGAATCAAATATGAAAACTAACTTAGGAGAACTAATATGATTACATTTCCACACGGAATAACTGATGAAGAGATAGAAACTTTGGCAGAAAAAATAGAAGAGGATGTAGATAACACACTACATGATCTTGCTGTTAAAAGAAAAAAACTAAAAGAATCTGGTGTACCAGAAGAAGATGAGCAAATAAGATCTATTGATGCTTTGATAGAGGTTGTATGAGTATAGATTTTGAAAAACCCATAGATATATTTCAGTCTGTATCTGTCATAATAACACCACATGAAAAAGGATTTACATGTGGCATCATAGATCCAAAGAATCCTAATGATAGAGATGTATGTTCTTACATAGCTAAAGGACTAGTAAAATATGCAACTGAAAACCCAGATCAAATATACGCAGATGGAGTGCAAGCTTATTATGATGATGATAGATCTAATAAAGATAGATTAAATACATCTGACGATAATGTTATAGACATTCTTGATTTTATTAATAAACCTGATGATAAGGACTTACACTAATGACAACACACTTAGTAATAGGAGACCCCCATTGCACACCTAAAGCTAGTAATGAAAGATTTATTTGGGCAGGGCGAATGGCTAGGGACTTAAAAGTAGATAAAGTAATCTGTATGGGAGACTTTGCTAGTATGGATTCTATGTCTAGCTATGATAAAAAGAAAAAATCTTTTGAGGGTAGGAGATATAAAAAAGATATACAGCATGCACATGATGCTCTACAAGAATTTAATAATGGTTTGGGCAGATATGAGCCAGAGATGTATATGCTGTTAGGCAATCATGAAGATCGTATTGATCGCATGGTAGAAGATAATCCAGAGCTTGAGGGTCACCTATCCATAGATGATTTAAAATATCCTGAATATGGATGGCACACATATGACTACAGATATCCTGCAGCAATAGATGGTGTGTACTATTCACATAACTTTCCAAGTGGTGTTATGGGTACGGCTATCTCTGGAGAGAATATGGCAAGAGCTTTGGTAAACAAAAATAAAGTATCTTGTACTGCTGGCCACTCTCATTTGTTAGATTATGCTATAGCATCGCAGCCATCTGGTAAAAAGATAATGGGATTATCTGCAGGATGCTACTTGACTCATAGAGAAAAGTACGCATATAATACACAAAGACTTTGGTGGTCTGGATTAATTGTAAAAAGAAATGTAAAAGGTGGAGAGTATGATATTGAGACTGTCCACATTAGTGAGGTAAAGAAAAGATATGGAAGACGTAGTTAATTTTCCTAAACATTATAGACAGTCTACCACTGAAACTATTGATCTTATAAAAGAGTCTATGACTACTGAAGAGTTTCATGGATATCTCAAAGGAGCATGTATGAAATACATGGCTAGATATAAGTATAAGGGTCAGCCCGTACAGGATTTAGAGAAAGCAGAATGGTATCTGAAGAGATTAATCAGTGAAGTTCTAGATCAAGATGTAGAAAAACAACAAAAGGAGTACCCAGATGGTTGAAACATAGAGAATTACGTTTAAACGCCCATACTTAGACGTATATGCAAAAGTTATTATGTCGGGTATGTTACTATTAAAAGACTCAAATGTTTGCATATTTGAGCAGCTATGAAAGAAAAATTTTAAGAAAGGTCTAACAAAATGGCAGAAAACAAACAAGAACAGCAAATCATAGATAAACAATACATAATCTCTGGATCACAAGTTCAGAGTATACTTCGTTACTTATTTACAAGACCGTATGGAGAAGTAGTGCAGGGTATTGAGGTGTTATCAAAAGGATTAAGAGAGCTTGATCCTAAGATAGGTGCAGACTTTGTAGCAAAACCTACAGACAATGCAAAAAAATAATTCAGAACTTTTTAATATGAAAGTATCTCTGACTGATAGTAGTCAGATTGCAATAGAACTTGATTATATTCAGCCTAATAAAATTAAAGATGGTCTAGAAAATATAAACGAAATATTTTATGCTAATCTACTGGCTAGTGTAATCAAGCATTGCATAGAAAACACATTAAAATTAAACAGCGATATAAAAAAAATAATTGAAAGGATATAATGAGTAACGTGGCAAGAGCACCAGTACCAATGAGAATGAGAAGTGTTACCCAAAGAATGGAGATTGATGGTAGAAGAATTTTATCTCTCATCGACTACACAATAAGCCCAACAGGGATAACTCCCATGGCTATATGGGTTAAATTAAAACCTACTGAGTCTACTTTAGATAGAGAGCTGAGAGCATCAGGTAAGATGACATCTTTACTACTACAATATGGGTGCAGTCTAAAAGAAATATCAGAAACACTAACTAAAGATTCTATAGTTGGTGCAGCTTTAAATTATATATACAAAAATTTAGATGAGATATTATCTGGAGAGCAAGGGGATAAGGTTCCTAAATTAAATACAGATCCGTATAAAATTAAGGATGTGGGTTAGGGTTTAGATCCTAGTCCACCAGCCATTTTATTAAGTTCATTTGCAACTCTTTCCATTCTAGGTCTTATGCCTGGTTTACCTAAATCCTTTGCATTTTCATATTCTTTATTTTTTAAAAACTCAATAGCTGCTTCTGCGTATTTTCCTGCATTTATAAGTTTAACTGTATCTGGACTGCCTGCTACAGACCCTCTGTAGTATTCACTAAATAGTGCATCTCTTAAAGATTTAGGAAATGAATTGAAGTCTGGTATTAATTTATTAATTTCACTAACTCTTTGATTAACATCTTTATCTAGTAACTCTTCAGCCTGTTGTTTAGTAATTTTACCCATACCATCTACATCTGGCCCATAGTGTCCGTATCCTATTGTAAAGTGGTCTTCTGTTTCAACAGGTTTATATTTCTCTAAACGAAGCCCCTCTTCTTTTCTTATAGTTTCTTTATACATTTCTACGCTATCAGGATCATTAGGTCTTTTTTGTGGCATCATCATACCTTGTGTAGTCTTAGCATCTAATACACTAAACTTACCATCACCTGTAGGCACTATCATTTCTGGTCCTTTTTCTCCCACAACAACTGGGTTAGTTATCTCTTTATCTTCAAATCCTTCAGCAGCATACTCTACAGGTCTCATCACTAAGCCCTCACCTTGAGGGGTTTCTCTTTCAGCACGCATACCTGTTTGTTTTTCTTGTCTAGTTTCTTCAGATGATCTTACTGTGTCAGAAGTTTCAGCCACCATGGATCTTGATGCTCTTTGAACATTTTGCATCATATTAAATATTTGGTTTTGGTCAACAACATAATCTGGCTGTGGAGTTTCTGATAAACTCTTTTGTGTTCCAACATCAGGAGAACTATCCAATACATTTACAGCAGGTGCCATGATGCTTTTACCAACTGGTGTTGGTTCAATCAAACTTCTATCTAGATCTCTTTGAGTAAATATTCTTTTTGGTGCTAATGTATCTACCATATCTTTTCAATCTCCTATAATTTTTTTAATCTTTAATCGGCCCATGTCTTCAAAAACTATTGCCTCTACCTCTTTACATTGCATATAAATACCTTCTTGTTTTTCGCCTATGTTACGAGAAATAATACGTTTCTGTTTAAGACAGTCGCTAAGTCCCTCAGTTGGAACCATCTCAACTGTTGAACCGTTCTGTATCATAAGTATTGCAAATACAACTTTAATGGTTTCCATTTTTTCTTTCTTCTAAATCTATCAATCTTTCTTCGTGAAACTGTATCACCATATCATTCTTTAATATCATAGGTATCTCTGCTTCCATTTGTTCCTTTAATTTGTCTACGTTTTCACCAAGGTATTCTACGAGCATGTAGAGCTCCTGGACCTGTGGACTGACCATGCCGCCTTTGGGCACGGAATCAATAAAACTATTGGCTGCTTCTAAATCTTTGTGCATTAGTCTTATATCTGACTCTATAATATTTAATCTCTCAATCACTCCGAATCCAAACCAAGCTCCTACCAGGCATGCTCCCACGATACTGAGCAAGTTACGAACAGGCATGGAGATAGCCGTGCTATCTGATACTCTTACTTCATCTTTCATACTTCGTCTAGCTCTCTGCCTTCACAAAAGAAAGCCCAGGTCTTTAAATTTTTTCCATCTCTTTCACCATGTGTCTCTGCAAGTTTATAAACTAAATCTGCTTTGTTCCAGAATACATAATCTAAACATTCTACTTTACCATTAAATGTTTGTTCAGAGTATGTGCTATAAGATGGTCCTTCAATATCAACATGCCATAGCATGGCTGTAATTATCCAGATCATTTTTTAACCAAGCTTCCTCCAAAGTATAAGCCTATTATAGCTGACACTAAATTGGTATCTAATGGTGTAATAACTATACCCTTCGATGCCATAGGAACCCACTGCATTACATCCTTACCTTCAAAGAATAAAAATCCAGGTTTCCACTCAGTATATCCTACTATGACGTGAGCATCAGGACTTATTAGTGGTAAAATTTTAGGTAAAACTATGATTGCAAAAATAGCAGTCAATGCTATAATCCTTCTTGTCCACTGAAACCCAGTGTTTTCATATTCTCTAGCATCTTTAAATGCTGCTGTCTGTACTTCAGCTCTCTCTAACAACATCTTTTGTTGTGCTTGTTTAGCTTTTATGTTTTGTGACCATATGCTCATGATACCACCAAGTACGGTAGATCCTAGCATTGTTATCATTTCAAATGGCATTATATATCTCCTTTAATTGTATGCAGATCCAGGAAAATAACTATCATCTAAACGATTATTTTTTAATACATCTAGTATAAAATTATTTAGATTAGTTTTAGATCCTTTATCTAAACCTTTAACTCTGTCAATGACCGTATTATTTGCCATTTCCATTCTATTAAGTATTTTTTTCATAGCTTCATCATATGTATATCCTTGATCCATTAATCCTTCTATGTAAAACATAGCTGTATCGTATCTTCCATTTAGTAATTCTTGTGCACCACCTATAACATATGCCTCAACTTTAGTTTTTATATTACGACTCATTTTAGTAGTAGCCCATATAGTTTTTAGTATTAGGCTTTCTTCAAAACTTTTACCACCTAAATATTTAAATGCAAATCCTTCAGCATCTCTTTTTATTTTACCTCTCATGCCTTTGTAAGGATCTCTAATTACATATTTGTCACGTTCTTTTTTATAATAAACATTATTTATTTGATCGTGCACTAATAATTTAGTTGGGTCTTTTAATCCAAAAATCTCTCTGGTAAAGTTGTTGCTAAAAATTTCTGATAAAGGTAGCCCAGCTCTAGATGTGCCAGTAACACCCCATCTCCTATCAATCTCACCTTGTAATATAGCAGGTGATAGTATCTTTAAATATTTGTATATATCTGCATCTGTTAAAGTACCAGCAATAGCTTTAGCAGTCATGTGTATAGGTTCTCCAATAAGTCCTGCATGAGGATTTGTTGTAAGTCCAAAGAAAAAGTCAAGTGCTGGACTACTAAACACACTACCAATACCTATTCCTGGAGCAGCTAAAGTAGATGATAGATCACCACCAATCATTCCAGATGGTAGGCCAAACTTAACAGCATTAGGAAGTTCAGATCTTAGAATTAATTCTGACGGAGCTAGTAAAGGTGGGCTAACTCCAGCATCAACAAAGTATTTATTTATTTGCCCAACAAACCAGTCTGCCTGCTCCATAGCCATTATGCCAAACATACCTGCAGTTAATACTTGTGTTTGAAAATGAAATAGTAATGGAGATATATCTTTAAATATACCCTCTTTACCTGTTAAAGTAGCACCAGGTTTTGTTATAGTTTTTTTAAGTTTAGATCTAAATGTTTCACTTCTAGTATAAGTTCTGAAATACTCTAAAGTTTTACCATAGTAGTTATGTTGAAAAGTTTTAAATAAACCAACTAGCGGTCCAACTTTTCCTAACCCTTGATTGCCGTATAGAAGAGGTCTATTTCTGTAGTCGTATTGTACCATTAAATTATTTGTTAACTCAATAGCTTCATTTATCATTTCTTTTTTACCAACAACTGCATCTCTTTCAGCACTTTTTAAAAAATAATACATTTGTCCAAATGCCTGGAGTCTACTATATCTTTCAAGTGTGCCACTTATGCTTTTACCAGTTCCTATATCTAACCCAACTTGTGCTCGCCTTCTACCTTTTGTAGCAAGAACTCCCATTTCAGAGTCTACAAATTCTTTTAAGAACTTCTGATCAATAGCACCTTTTTCAACAGCTATTCTTACCGCCTCTAAAAATTGTTTATCAGATCTTGCATGTATCTCATAGCTACTTTTTAATAGTGCGTAAGACGTATCGCCTTTTATTCCATAGTCTAGCTTTAATTGTTCTAATTTTGGAACAATAACCTGCCAAGGTTGCACAACTTGTGCTTTTAAAAATCGTGCTGTAAAAAATAATAAGTTTTTATATAGGGCAAACTTATTTGCAGATGCCATAACATCAGGTATTATTTTATCTATGTATGGTAATTTTGCAGTAACATCTCTAAATGCAGAGCTTACTGTATCTACTGCCTTATTTATAATTTTAGCTGTTTCTGCAGGGTTTCTACCAAGTGCGTTATCTATATATGCCTCTGCAATTTTTACTTGGTTGGGAAAATCTCTTCTTAGTTGATTACCAGTTTGTCCATATAAAGATGATTCCCAGTTTGATTTAAACTCCATAGATTTAGCAGCTCTAATTGCACCAAATCCGTAGTCTTTATGTGCTTTAGCATAATACTGCAATCCAGTAAGTCCTTGTTCTCCAGCAAAACCACGAACGCCAGTTCTTTGTAGAGGTGCTGTAAATAGAGCTTGTTTTTTTCTATATGTAACTTCTGCTTTTCTTATCTTTGATACTACATCTGTAGGAAGTAAGTCAAAAAACTGGTGAGATGTTTCAAATGCATCTATTAAACCAACTCCTGATTTTTCTGCATATGCTTCTTTAGTTACATAAAACACTTCAAACTTTGATTTATCTGCAAACTCTGGATTTTCTTTTAAAAAGAAATCCATAAAACCTTTTAGTTCAGACCTAGAGTGTCCAGGTATAGCTGCTACAGTTTTTCCTGCATCTATCTCTATACCATTTTCTAATTTAATTTTTTCTTTTGCTTTTATAAAGGCACGTTCTTTACCAAACCATGATCTAACATCATAGTTAGGCCTTGAGTCTATAATTTTTTGACCTTGGTCAGCATATTTTCTTGCATAATTATTATGTATATTTAAATATAAAGCCAGACCTTCATCCATGTATTTAACTATTTCTAACTCTTTATTGCTTAACTTAAATTCTTTTTGCATTCTTTCGTATGGCATTTGATATTTAAAAGTGCCATCTTCATTTTTAGTTAAATACTCTTTCTCTACAGCTTCATTTGTTTTTTTACCTTTAACATTATTAATAGCCTCTTGGTACATAACATTATCTCTATTGATTCTGGCTTGCATAATTTTTACTGCAGAATCTAAGCCCTCTTTACCACCCCTACTTATCAAAGCTTCAAATTCTGTAAGTGCACCATCTTTACCTCTTTGTACTTTGATATCACTCATAGCAGAAGATAAAAAATATTTTATTCCAAATCTAGTAGATCCTTCATCAAGAACATATCGTCTATCTTCTAACTTTTTCTTGTCAGTAACTATTCTTTTTTTGTAAGCTATATTATCAACCATAGCTTCTATTTCTAATCTCATTCTTTCTACAGCAGATATGTATCCTTTTATAATTCTGCTGCTATTTTGCCCACCAATAAATTTAGGAGATATTAAATATTGCTCTAAAACACCAGCACCTTTTTTTGCTAATTTAAGCAAACCTTTTGCTTCAGATGCGTTTACATCTCTCTCTGTTTCTCCACGTTCATTCTTTTTTAAACTAGATTCTTTTTGTAATAACTGCCCTTCTCTGTTAGCCTCATAGATTACGTTCATCATTTCTTTAGCAGTTTTTTCTTTTGATAGGCCTATATTTTTAAATGCATCAACTTTCATTAAAACGTTATACGCAACTTCACCAGCTCTAATACTTTCATTTAAAGATTTATCATATTGTTTTACACGTTTTTCAAATCCTAACTCTAATCCCTCTTTTAATTTTGTAGCATCTTGTATTGCTTTTTGTAACCAAGTTTTTGTTTTTTTATTTCTAATGCCCTCTATCTCTTTAATTTTTATTAGATCAGATAATTTAGCTATAACAGAACCATCTTTACCTACAGGTAAATTAAATCGCTCTGCAAATGCCTCTGTAGTTCTTGCCTCTGTAAATATACTTCTTTTTTCTGGGCCAGTAGATCTTGTTGCAGCATCAGCAAAACCTAGCACTCTACCATTAGAATTTAATTTTACATAAACATCAAGTAATTTTCCATTATTATATATTTGATCTCTAGGTAAACTAATGTCTTCGTATATAATTTCTTCTTTTAATTTAGTAGCTTCAATTTTTCTATTTATATCTGCGTTAGTATCTTCTTTTAAAACTTTTTCTACTAATACACTATCCATTATATTTTTATTTTCAATTTTACTTTTAGCACTAACTCTTTCAAAAGTAATAACATCGCTATTTTCTTTAAGTTGTTTTTCTGTTACATCTTTTTTTATTCTTAATTTTTCAACATTACCATATTGACTTAAATCAAACTTATCAGACTGTCTTTCTTTTTGGGTTCTAGGATCTAACTCGATAACTTCTCTTTTTGTTTCTGCTATATATCCAGACTCTTCTTTTTTTTCTATGTAGTCTAGTATAGGTTTTCTATGTTGAGAAGTTTTTAAAACAGTATCTGCTATTATATCTTTACCCTCAAAGATTGCTACGTTTTGATCTGCTTCTTTTTTTATTGGGTCTGTATCTAATTTTTTTTCTTTAATAATTCCTAATCTTTTAGCTGTACCACTAACAAATGGCACACCAAATGTTCCCATGACTATTGCACCAGACACAACATCATCATAAGACCCTCCATGAACTGCTGCACTACCAGCACCTATAGCACCTAATCCTGCAGCTCTACCTCTCCAAGTTAAATTAGGAGATCCCATAACTGCACCAAATGCTGCACCTTCAACAGCACCTAATAATGTATTCCAAGCAACGCTTGCCATACTATCATTTTCATACTGATCAAGAAAAGAAACTGTAGCAAAACCAACCATTGAGCTTCTTGTAAGAGCAGTAGCAGCAGCTATTGGTAGTATTGTTGGAACTGCCCCTCCAAACCCACTAATAGTTTTTTCTATAATACCTTGAGGTTGAAAGCCTTCGTACCAGTCTTGTTCTTCTGGTCTCATACCTATTGCTTTTTCTTTTAAGTATTCTTCAGCACCATCAATAGCAGCCAATACATGATAAGTCATTTTTTTAAATACGTTATTATCTAAAGACTGTTTAAATAAAGCTTTTTCTTTTAACTTTGCACCCATATTAGAAAAATCTTTTTCAGATAGTATACCGTTGTCTATTACAAAATCATCTCCATATAAATAGTTATATGTCCATTTTTCTGCCTCATCTTCACCACCAAAAAAATTAACTATTGAATCTGCTGTTCTATCTATCCATCCTGGTATACCTGATGTTGTATACATGGCACTAGACCATCCCTGTTGCCACCCGTATCTTAAAGCTTTTAAAGCTTCAACTCCACTTTGATCATAGGTATCTACAAGAGGCTTATAGCCTACATTTAATTTATCCTGATAGTCACCTATAGTGTCGTTATTAAAATTAAACTTTTGATTGTACACAGGTTTAGGAAGTCCGTCCATACCTAGTGGAGTGCTTAGACTATTAGGATCTATTAAATTTTTATTTTTCTTTTCCTGTAACGTAGGAAAAACTACGTTTCCAGTTATAAAATCTACCATTAAATACTACTTTCCAAATTTTGCTAACTCTGGATATTGTTTAAAGAATGCCTTTCGTTTAGGATCTCCTGATCTTCCTCTTTCAATAAATCTAGGTTTATCTATTCTACCTCTTTCATCTAAACCGTAGATTAAGTGATCAAGAATATCTCTATGAGTTCTAATTATATCTCCATAAGTATTATTCCATTCTAGCTGTGCCTCTCTAAGTGCTTTTCTTCTTTCAGTATCACTTGTACCTTCTATTCTAAAACCAATTGCTTGAAGATCTGCTGTTTGAGGTAGTTCTGGTATGCCTAACATAAAGTTAATCCAAGATATTTTGTTATTGGCTAACCAGTTTTTCATGCCTATAGTTTGTGTTGGATTACTTCCTATTACACCAGAACTAGTTTCAAACTCTTCAGGTGGTAATCTGTCTGCAATGTTTCCAATAGTTATAGGGTTTTCATCTTCTACCACTATTTGCTCTTTAGGCATTAATTCACCATCACCTGTTAGTAAAGGCTCAGTAGGACTTTCTACAGCCATTTGTGCTAACATACTAGAACCTTGTTGTGTTAACATCATGCCTATTCCAAACGGATCATTAGCTTTTATTTCAGCAAATAATAAATCAAGACGTTCATTTTTATCTGTCAATGTATTGTATGTTCCGCCTTGCTCTGGAGTTTGATAATAAAAATTAATGGTTGTTTCACCTGATACCTGATTAACTGCAGGATATCCTCCAGCACCTACAGGTATTAAACTTCTTATATCAATAACCCCAACAGGCTGTCCTGGATCTGGGTTTTCTCCATCTAAAACTTTTAGTAAACCATCTTGTGGAACAGGATAAATTAACCTATCATTACCATCATGATTAATCATTAGATGTTCAGGATACTCTATTGCAGAAAATGCGTTTTTAAACTGTCCTTGTGCATTATAATAATTAGTCTTTGATACTTCTATTCTTGCACGAGAATATTGTTGATTATATAAAGTATTTGCTTCGTTAATTATGTTTGCCTTTTCCTCTTCAGTTCCTGTAAAGTTTACATCATTAACTCTTCTAAAATTTGAAAGCGTTGCTCTAGCTCGTTCATTTGTACGCTCCAGTTCGCCCATTAGTTTTACAGTTAGTTCAGCAGCTGGATCATACAGTAAAAAATGTGCTACAGTATCTCTACCTTGAAACTGACCTAGTTGTCCACTCTCTGCTAAAAATTGTTTATCCATACCCATTTTAGTCATTATCTCTGCTGATCTTACAACATGGGCAAGAGTTTTTGATTGTGCAGTAATATCATCCGCACCTTGAGATCTAAAGGCATTATATATAGTTTCAAAATCTTGACTATAAGATGTCCAGTTTAGGTCTCTAACTAATTCTGTATCTGATATAGCATCTGGTGAAGTTGTTAATTTTTGATTCAATATGCTGGTTAAATTACTTTCAAATTCAGCTATTGTTTGTCTATTATCTCCTGCTTCCTGCCTCATTGCAGTTCCAGATTCTCTAGTTCCTTTTGGTAAAAGTTCTGATGTAAATAATTGCATAGTATTCATTCCTTGATACTGTGCTAATCCTGCTGCTGCTTGATTATTAAGATCAGATATATTTTTATTAAGTCTGTCTACACCAATTAAACTTGTATCATACGTTCTATCTAATTCCCTTTCACCTGTGCCCCCTTGAGCAGCAACAAAAATAGATCCAGTTGGAGTTACTCTTGGTGCGGTTTTTGACATTATATAGTTATCAACATTTTGCTCAACTATACTATAATCCCCTTGAAATAAATCAGGAAATGATTTTTCTAATATATCAAGTTCTTCTACTTGCCCAGGACCGTACTTTCTTAGTAATCTATCAAAATTATCTCTTCTTGATGTTAGAGATGCAAGGTTTGCATTACGATCTGCTTTGTATATTTCTGATTCTTCTGCTATTCTCTTTGCTACAAGATTATCTGCTTCTCTTGTAGCTTGGTCGACATTACCAAGAACCGTATCAGTTTCTTCTTTTAGTGCATCTGTACCAGCACCTAAAAATGAAGTTGCTAATTGTGCCATTAATCCATCAGACATTTTTTTCTTCCTCTTCTAATTCAATAGTTGGTTTTGACATAAGACCCATATCAGATTTTTTTTCTTGTGTTTTCTTTATATTTTCAAAATCTTCTCTTGTTCTATTTTGTGATTCACCCATAAATTTTAATCTTCCCATATTGGATATAAATTCTAAATCTTCACTATCTTTACCGTCTAATCCAAGTTTTATCTCATCAACTCCAGATAACTCTCCTATTGTTGCAATAGCTTCAAAAACATTTTTTGACATAAGCATAGCTACATCTGGAGTAAATTGTCCTTCCATAAATCCTGAAAATAAAACAACCCTTGCTATAGCCTCTATTGGAACACCTGCATCTAACATTGTTGTTATTCTACTTGCAGATTTTCTTTCAAACATCTTACTCATAGTTGCGTTTAAAGCTTCTTCAAAAGATGAATACAAAGGTGGATTATCCCATGGCCATGCTTTAGGTTCAGTTGTTAAAGATTCTCCAGGAATTGGAACATTAAATGTATCATATTCCTGCTCTGGTGGTTTTGCCATTATGTTATCCTTCTTTGTTTTGGTCTATTAATTCTTGATGTAATTGTTACAGGGCTTCTAACTGTGGTTCCTTTTGCATTTGCTCTAGCATTAGCCATTATACGACTCCATCTTGCTGAGTATGCAGCTGCAGAATTTATAGGTGCACCTGCTGTTGCACCTGGAGAAGCTGGTTCAGACACACTTAAACTATATCTGCCTCCTAAATCAACTGTTGTTCTTCCATAAGTTCCTGCTGATTCTGCATTATCTCTAAATCTTTCTCCAAGTTTTTGTAAAGCTTTATCAGTAACTTTTCCTTTTATAGTTTCTCCAAGTTCACTTTTAGCAAAAGATTTTCCTATATTAAATACACTACTAACAGCAGATTTTCCTACTTCATAAATTGATCCCCAATCCATATTATTCTCCCTCTGGTTGTGTTCTACTAGATCTCCAAAGTTCTATACCAAAAGCCCCAATAGTATCTATTAATTTATTTTTTTGTTCTTCATCCATAATATCAAATTCAGTTGATCTTTCCATAGCTGCAACCGCCATATTATGACTTCTATTTTTTTCATTCTGTGAAGAAGTATTAGCCCAATGTGCTTCATCTCTCCACTGCTGCCATAAATTATTTATTGCTGTATTTGATAGTTCAAATAAATTTTGAGCATTAGCTTCATTAGCAGCATTTATAGCTGCAGTGTTAGCTGTATTTATAGAACGTCTCCATTCTACATTGCTTTGATCTATAATTCTTTGGTTTTCTATATTAAACTTATCTCTTGAATCTTGAACAGTAACATTAAATTG